AGCAGAGAACTTCTTGCTCAAACGAACAGGATCAATATTACCACCATTGAATTTGCCCATAACTTCCTCATAATTAAGTTTATGAGATTTGAGCATCCATTCATCGACAATGGTATGATCACCAATAAGTTCTCCAATCACATGCGATAAAATGCGGAGTTCCGTCAATTCACGCAATTCCAATGTGCAACATGAGTCCCAAGCTGAACCATCTCCTTCTATAACATATGCTCTTCGATGATCTCTATTCCCTTTAGCATCCTTATCAAACAGGCGCAAACGCTTGCTGATGTCCCTAAGAGCTTCATCCTTAGGTTTGTGCTTTATGGATTCATCCTGATAGTATTCGAACAAAATATGTTCAAAACACTTCAGTTGCAAAGATTCAGCAACTTGAATCTGATCACCACAAGACACAATTGGACGGCAAGCCTTCCCTTTGACTTCCATTGTCTCATTCTCTTTCACTTGAAAAGCCTGTTTGAATGGAACACCCTTTCGCAAATCTTCATAAGCAGCTTCAATTCTTGCAGGTGTCCACTTCTTACTACAAAGATCTTCCAAATTAGGATGCTCTGAGCGGAATTCAGCAATCTTTTCTGGAGTAAACACATGATCAATCATCCATTGTGTACAATCAGATAATTGCTTTCGGATTGCTGCACTGGGCTTAAAAGGAAGTGGATTAACTCGTTCATGAAGTCCATTTTCCAAAGTTCGTATCTCACTTCCGAAAACCTCCAAAGCCGCTCCATCTGGCGCAATTTGCACTCCTCCAACCTTAGGTGGTGGTGGTAAAGCTTCTTCACGTTCATAATTCAAGCGAGGATCACTTGATTTAGGAATTTGATGAGTCATAACCATCAAACCATCGTGAGTCGAATACTTATTTCCACCATCACCAGGTTGCAAACGCGCATCTTCATCAACAACCGCTTCTCGAACAACCATGCGGTTTCCTTCCTCATCTGTTTCAGGCAGATCACGTTGAACAACAGGTTCAACATCTTCAAGTGCATAATCATCATCAGGCCCACCACCATTATCATAAACAACATTGATCCGTTGGATTTCTTCAGGCCAATCTTGCCTTCTGGGAGTAGCATCCTGAATATCTTCCAACCCTGGTGGTGGCCGAACATATCTGCCTTTTCGAAGAGCCAATCCTTTCTGGTAAGCGGAAATAACTTGAGGAATAAGGAGAACAAGAGATGTCCGTAAACTATCTCTAACATCATACCGCTTACACTGATTAACAACGCCACAATGCACTGATTCATCAGCCTTCTTGACACCAACATTCGCTTGAGAAGCCGACAATATAAACTTCTCAAGACTCTCTGGCACCACGACCTCTTTCTCAACACATGAGTCAACATCCCTGTTCCATTGGTAAGCAAAAGTAAATAGGGTGGTCAAAGCAGTCACATAAGACGCTTTAGAATAACGTCGCTTAAGAAGGTACGAACCATACATAGCGACAAGGCCAACAACAATCTTGTTGGCTGCTTCTTCACCCGACCAACGAGGGAGAGACTCAAGAACAGATTCGAGAAAACTTCCAAGACGAGGTCTCTGTCTCCAGTCATAGCGCTTGCAACAAGCGCACCGCCTAGACACAATAACGCTATACTTCGTTCCTCCTTCCTTAATAAGGCCATCAGCAAATGCATCATCAATGGCCTTGAAGTCAATAGCGTTACAGTGAGCACAAGCAGCACTGATTTGTGCAGAAATCAATGACATCAATCAAGATGACAAAGCACCCCAAACACCGCAATGAGTGCAAGGGGTGGTAACCATTCCCAGGGTGCCTCCAACACCTTGAGC